TCGTCTTCGTCGTCCGTGACGGCGCCCTTCGGCGGCTCCTCCTCGGCCATCTCATGCTGGGGCGACTCGCCGGCGGCCTCGCCGATCATCCCCGACTCCTCGGCGCCCTGCTGTTCTTCTTGCATCTGGGGGGTCATGGCGGGCCTCACCGGCTGTACGGCGTCAGGTCGGGGACGAACCCGCGATCCGCGCGCCGCTGGTTGATCTGCTGCTGCTCGAACTTGCGCTGCTCGTCGGCCGCCATGTAGCGCAGCGCGCCCTGCCCGATGCCGCTCACCAGGCCGGACGCAGCCTGGCCCACCGCCAGCTTCCCGGACTTGTCGAGCCCGTTCCAGAACTCGCCGATCTTGTCGAACCATGTCGACCCGCGCTCGAGCGTGTTCATGCCGGGCAATTGCGAGGCATCGACGGTCGGCTTCATCTGCAGACCCAGCGACGGCTTGGGCGATGCAAGGCCGTACTGGGACGACGCGCCCGCCGAAGCGTCGGCAGCGGTCGCCGCCTGCTGGCTTGCCGGAGCGGCCTGCGATGCGGTGCCGGCTTCGGCCATGTTCGACTCGATGAACCCGCGTGGCGCGCTCGGGTCTGTGCCGGCCATGGCGTCCGCGATGCCCTGCGGCTGGGATGCCGCCACCTCGGCGGCGCCGCCCTGCGCCCACGAAGCGTTGGCCGCGTCCTGCGCCATGCCGGCGACCTCGGCGGCGCCACCCTGCGACCAGGCGGCGTTCGCGCTCGCTTGCGCGGCCTCGTTGGCCGCCGCCGACTCGGCCGAGACGGCAGCCTGCGCGGCGTTCGCGGCGGCGGATTGACCAAGGCCAAGCATCGACGCGCCCATGGCTCCCAGGCCCAGCCCGCCGCCGATCTTCATCAGCGTCTTGGACTTCGTCACCATGCCGACGACGGTGACGCCAACGGACACCATGGCGAGGGTTGATGCGGTGATCGTGATGCCAGCAATGGTCGTCCCGACGCTGGCGGCCCCGGCGATAGCTGCGACTGCGGTGATGGCCAACTTCTACCTCCAGAAACGAGAAGGGCCGCTTTCGCGGCCCCTCGGGTGATTCGTGCTGCCACTCATCGGTGGCGCCCTGTACGAGCCATCGGCGTCGCGGCGATGCGCTCCATGCTCCATCCATTCGACAGCCGAGAACGCAGCGATTTCGGGTTGATGCCGAGCTCGTTCGCCCAATCCGTGACGGTCTGCGTGCGCCCACGAAACGACAGCGCCGTTGCGGGCTCGGACACCGCGGTCGACAGCGCGCGAGTCGCCGACCAGCCCGCGCGGTGCCGAGCAAGAAGCACGCGGTACGGAAGCCCGGTGCGCTTCGCCCAATCCTTGAGCGACAGCGTGAGGCCGCGAAGCGTGAACGCCCGGCCGTTGCGCCGGTTCTTCGACTGCTCGGACTTCAGCGCCCATACGCAATTCGACGGCGTGTAGTTGCCGTTCGTGTTGCGACGCTCGATCGTGTGCGCCCGACTCGGCCGCTCGCCCATGTCCGCCAGGAAAGCCTCGAAGCTTTCCCACCGATTGCACACGCGAATGCCCCGGCCGCCGTAGTTCTCCCAGGAAGCGTGCGTCGGGAGCGTGCATCGCTGGCGCATCGCCTTCCATGACTGGAACGTCGGCGAGATCACTCGCCCGGCCGTGTGTCCGTGGGTAGTGGGCATATCTTCGACCAGATTGTTTCTTCCGGCAGGTAGCCCATGCGCGCGAGCATCGGCCCAAAGTTTCGCGTCACTTTAACATGCCACTTCACAGCGCTGATGTCGGCATCGCCCGTCAACTTCGCGTCGATGAACTTGATGAACCGGAACCCGAGCCACGGGTCCGAGCGCCGCGCCGGGTCGGTGTAGAACACGTCGTTGAGCGCGAACAGGTTGTGCCTGTAGTGCGCGTGGGGCATGAGGAAGAAGGCCGCATAGGCCACCAGCGCGCCACCGTCGCGGGCGGTGAACACCAGCAGACCGCCGTCGCGTTCGAGCGCCTCGTAGCGCCCGACGTCCGGCGCGAGCTCGATGCGCTCCTTGCCGAACGTGAGTTCCTCGTAGTGGAGCCGGAACAGCGCCTGCGCATCCGGCCACGCCTGCGCAAGCGTCTCCTGCTGGAAGGTGGCAGTCATTGTCAGGCCGTGGCGTTACCGGAAGCCCACGGGTCCCAGAAGTTGCCGGGCGCGACGGGGATCGCGCTGCCGGCGCCGCCCGGCGTGCTTGGTGGCGCGGCAGGCGGGGCAGCGGCGGGCGGGGCCGCACCAGCCCCGCCGGCGGCACCTGGCGCAGCAGTCGCGCCGGCGGCGCTCGAGTTGCCGCCGGGAGCCGGCAGATCCGCCATCGTCAGGATGTAGTCGACCTGCGCCTGGTCCATCGCGCCGGTAGCGATCATCGCTTGGCGCGTCTGCTGGGTCAGTTGGCGGATCATCTCCTGCTTCGACTCGGCCGGAAGATCGGACGTCATGATCTGCGTGGCCGACGTCTGGTACTGGCGCCAGACCTCGCTGGAGGCCGCGCTGTTCTGGCGCTGCGCGGCGAACTCGTTGTCCATGACCTGGAGCGCGGCGCGGACCTGGGCGTCGCTGTTCTGCATCGCGGCGCGGAACTGCATGTCCGCTTGGGTGCGGGCGTTGATGTTCTGCTGCTCCGCGTTGAAGCGGCGCGTGGCGGCATCCTGGTCGCTGCGCTGCAGTGCTGCGCGGTTCGCCGCGTCAGCGTTGGCACGCGAGGCCACGTTGTTCGCATCGGCGCCGAAGCGGCGCGCATCGCTGATGAGGCCAGCGTTGATGCGCCCGGTCTGGTTGAACTCCCCGGCGTTGAACTGCGCCATGCTGTTCTGCACGGCCTGGTTGTCGCGGGCGGTGCCGCTGTACGTCGCGGCGTCGGCCTGCGCGATCGGTAGCGCGACGTCGTAGGCGGCAGCGTCCGATGCGCCGATCGCCATGCTGCTGTTCACCAGCCCGCGCGACGCCATCTGCTCCTGAGCCCTTGCGCGCGCGCGCTGGATGAGCGGGGAGTCGTTCCCGATGATCTGCTCGAGTTGGCGCTGCACCAACTCGTTGTCCTGCACCGTGCGCAGCGTCGGGTCGGCGCGCTCGGTGGTGGCGGTCGAGGCGTCGTAGCCCTGCCCGCTCACCTGGGTGACCTGGGCCTGGTCGGGAACCGTCGCGGTCGAGGCCGACGGAATGCCGGGGGCGGTCACTGAGAACGGGTTCCGCGTCTCGAATGGGTTAGTCGGCATCGCGCTCTCCATCCTGTTTCTGCGCCCACTGTGCGCGCAGTTGTTCGCCGATGCGTTCCATCAACACGGCCACCTCGTGGTAAGGGCGCTCGACGAGCGCCCGTTCGACGATCTCCCAGTCCTCCTGGGCTAGCGTCACCATGAACGCCTGCGGCGGGGTCATTCCCACCCTCCTTGCGTCAGCGCCTTGGCGACGGCCTGCGCGAATCGAAACTGCGTGCGCTTCGACATCATCACGGCACGGTCGTCGTTGTTCGTGATGAAGCCGAGCTCGATGAGCGCGCAAGGGCCTGGGAACTTCAGCACCGCCAGGCCGGGCCGCGGCTTGATGCCGCGATCGCGCAGCCCGAGCGCGCTGACCGCGGCCTGCTGCATCAGCGCGGCGAAGGTCGCATCGCGCCGGTACAGCGTCTCGGTGCCGTGCGCCTGCAGATTCCCCGCCGCGTTGGCGTGCAGGGAGAGCATCGTGGTGCAGCCCTTCTCCAGCGCGAACTCGACCCTCCGCTGCAGCGGCATCGGCTCGTCGCGCTTCCTGCGGGTGAGTACCGCGTCGATGCCTGACGCCGCGCAGGCCGCCCACAGCAGGATCGCGTAGTCCAGCACCAGCGACGCCTCCTCGTGCGCCTGGAAGACGGCGCCGGGGTCGTACCGCTGCGGCGACGCATTCAGCATCCCGTGGCCGGGGTCGATGCACAGCTTCATGGTCACGTCAGCGCCGCCGTCTGCCGCCAGGTGCCGGAGTACCGCACCCAGATCTTGTGCGCCGAGCGGTCGTAGATGACCGGCACCGCGCCGGTGTACGCCGCCGGCGCCCCGGTCGGCGTGCCGTTGCACGTCGGAAGGTACAGGAAGCCCTCGGTTGCGCTGGTGGCGTTCTCGTCTGCGGCATTGCCCATCACCAGCGAGCGGTACTCGTCGAAGAAGAAGCTGACCTTCGGCGTGCCGGAATCGGAGCGGGCGTAGCCGACCCTGCTGGTCGTCGCCATGCGGAACAGCGCGCCGAGCGTGCCGCTCTCGACAGGCAGCGCGCCCGCGGCGTAGCCCGTGCCGATGCCCAAGTAAGTGAGCGAGGCGGCGAGCAGCGACGGCGAACCGGCGGAACCGAGTGTGCCGCCCTGCACGGTCGGGGTGTTCAGCGTCGCGTTCGTCCAGGTGCCCGAGATGAAGCCCTTCAAGCCCGCGCCGAGCGGGTCGGGCAGCTTGTCGAAGGCGGCGCCGATCGACGCGAAGTCGTTGCGCACCAGGTTCGACAGGCCGACCGATCGCGTGATCGGGTTGCCGGACGGGTTGAACCAGCTGTTCGCCATCTATCGCTCCAGCCTGCGTGGCAGGTATTCGGTCATCACTCCGGTCAGCGCGAACGACTCGACCAGCTTGCTGTTGCAGCGCATCCAGATGGCCAGGTTCTTCCCGGTCCCGTCGAGAGGCAGCACGGACGGCTGCCGGCCGCCGGCATCCCACACGAACTGGTCCCAGGTGAGCTCGTCCCACAGCGTGCCGAGTTGGTTTTCCAAGGCCGTCTCCGGGGACTGCATCGCGGACGGGCCGCCGTGATCGACCGAGCCTCCGGCCTGGAAGGCCACGTACCCGCGCTCGCACTCGATCTCGAGCGAAGCGCGGCGGAACGCCTTGCGCAGCCGCGGCGAGCGCATGTGGTTGAACGACAGCACCATGTAGGCGTCGATGTCCTGCCCGTCGAAGCTGCGCCCCGTGTCCATCCGATAGACCATCGGGTCATCGCTTGTGAACAGGATCAACTCGGCCCCCGCGTAGTCCAGCGTCGACCAGATCCTGCGCACGACGCGGTCGAATCGCACCGGAGTGATCGCGGCCAGCTTCGTGCCCTTGAAGGTGAAGTACAGCCCGGTGCCGTCGTTGAAGAACACGCGGTACTGGTTCTTGGACCGCACCAGGACCGAACAGGTGACCCGCTGCAGCCGGGTGCGGATGAACCTCTGCACCGACTGGCTGATCGTGGCCATCTCGAAGTTGCCGAACGCCTGCGACGCGGCGAGGGAGGTCACGCCGTAGTCGTTGACGAACAGCGGCGTCGACATGATCTGCAGCGAGTCTGCCCGCATTCCCATCTCGCGGTTCAGCCACACCAGGTTGAACGTCGACGTGGTGTCGCCATACAGCACCGCGCACCCGCGGTTCGTGCCGACCAGCAGCGCGGAGCTCGCATCCGAACCGACGACGGTCGCCATCGCGGTGATCGGCTCGCCCATTGCGATCTCGCCGGCGCCCAGCACCGGAGTCCAGGTCCCCAGCGGATCTGCGGCCGGCGAAAACTGCAGCGACGCCCCGAACGCAAGGAACAGCCGGTCCTTGTGGATCGCGATGCGCGTCGGGGTGTCCGTCGCCATCCCGGTGTCGACCTGGGTGAAGGCCGTGCCGTCGAACTGGAACGCCTTGCCGATACCGGTCACGCCCCACAGGCTGGTGGCGTCGGTCGCGCCCTCGAAGTTGTACTCG